CCGACTGGCTGCCGCTGTACGGATTCGACGGCCCGCCAGAGGCGGTACCAAACACCTCTTGGAGTTCATTCGTGGTTGGCTGGACGGCGGATGTGGCCGGGTACGCGAAGTTGAAGAACGGTCGCTTCAGGTCAGCGAGGCCCATCTGCACCTGCGCGGTCGAGGAGGCGGAAAGGTTGATGGACACGTCCCCAATGGCGTTGCGCGTGTAGGCAACGGTGCCCGCCGCTTGGATAAAGTTAAGTTGGCTGGCGTTGTAAAAGAGCAGTCCGCCTACGATTCGGGACATCATTCACCTCGGTTACTGAATCAACTCAAACTGGTCTGCCTTCCGGTCGGTCGCTTCGGTCAGCTTCGGGTCGGGCATCATCTCGTGGCGGTCGATGGCTACTGCGCGGGCTACGTTAATGTCCCGCGAGCCGACGATGGCTGTATCGACACAATCGGTGCCGCTGCAAACGAGGATGCCATTCTGCCATCGCATCGTGGCGAGGGGCCGGACGAAGCCGCACCGCTCACATTCGCGGTATACGTTACTGTGCTGTGTATGCTCACGCGCCATGTCATAGCCCGAATATCTTCGCCACGCCGCCGATGATTTTGCCCACATCGCCGAACGCCGATTCCTGCGACGACTTCTGCGTGGGTTTCGGGGCCGCGTTCAGCGTGGCTTGCTGGTTCGCGGACTCCTTCGCGTTCGTCGCGGCGACGGACTGGGCGAGGTCGAAGTTCGGGTCAACGGTGTTTGCCATGCTATCCTCGCCGCGCCTGACTGAGTGCGATTGCGACGGCCTGCTTGCGCTTCTTAACTGTCGGCCCACTCTTGGAACCGGAACGAAGGGAGCCGCCCTTAAACTCGCGCATCGTCTTCGCAATCTTCAATTTGGCCTTCGCACCGCTTGGCGAGGTACCCATCACGAACCTCCCGTTGGGGAGGCGGGCGACGGCAGCCAGTGCAGCACAATGCCCACGACGCCTGCGATGAGCGACGTGGCGACGGGATGGCCCGCGAGGTAGTGCTGAATGGTCGGCGCGAGCGCCACTGAAAGCGCACTAGCGAGGGCCAGTAGTGATGGAAGCAGTTTGGTGAGCGAGTTCATACGGGTTCTCCGTTTAGTTCGCGTTCGTGTTGTAATAGACCTGCAACCCGCAAACTTGTAGCACGGTCGCGGCGGCGGCGGATTGGTTAAACGCCCACGTTGTCTCATAACGCGTGTTGGTGGGATTGACCGCAATGGGTGTAGAGAACGTCACGTTGGCCGAGTAGCACGAACCGGCGGTTGTGGTTGCCAGTTGCAAAGTAACCGGGTTGAGCGTCAAGGTGCCCGCCAAGCCAGCCGTCACGGTGCCCGCAGCCGTGCCGCCGAAGGCCAGGAACGCAATGGACGACACAGTGGGCGTGGTGATGGAAGTCAGGGCGGTTGTCTGCACCGCGTAGTACAACGTATAGCCGGTGATGGTTATGCCCTTGCCCGTGGTGGTTCGGGAGGGCGGGGTGATGTCGCAGTCAAGCGTCTCGGTGTTGGTGGCGGCGGTTGTCGTAATCTGCAACACCTGTTCAGATGTTTGCGTCCGAACCATAGCAGGCGCGGAGAGGCCGCCGGAGTTGGCCGGGTTCGCGGCGAAGGTGCCGGTTGTGAGGGCGAAACCGCACGCGCCGAGGGGCACGTTCCAGATGCCGTCCGTGAGGCCCGCACCTTGCGTTTGGTAGTAACCGTTGTAGGTGAATGTCACGGTGCCGGTTGCGGACAGCGCGGAGATGTTGATGGCAACGTAGGCAGCCGTGGCGCCCGTTCCCTCAAAGGTGTATGTACCGGAGGCGGTGCAAGTCTGCGCGGCGCCGATGGTCACGAAAGAGCCGCCCGCCGTGGCTGAGGTTTGGATGGCGACGGTGCAAGACGACACGGTGCCGGAGACAGTCCACGTCAACGTGTGCGAGGTGACGAGGGAGTTCTCGAACATGGGCGCTTGGAGGCCGGGAGCGGTCGTCCCAGTGTACAGGGGCGTGGTGAAGCTAAAGTTGGGGGTGTTGCCGCCCTGAGCGTAGACGTGGCACGGCGCGGCGAGCGCGAAGGCCAACAGTGCGAACAGCAAGAACTTTTTCATGTCGCGTACCTTCCTTTGTGTCGTATCGTCTCGCACATCCATCTAGCCAACTACGGGCCGTTTGAACCCCATGTTCCAATCCATGACGTGACGCCCGCACTGAACCGCTGGAACGTGACAATCTTCGTCGCGCGGGTGTCGAAGTCGTCGTCGTAGTCGGCATCAATCGGGTGGCGGTCGAAGAACTTGAGCTGGTGGTATTCCTTCTCGGCGACCGCGTACCATGCCGACTGGGATGTGAAGTAGTGGAGAACTTGGAACTTCAAGTCCTCCCCAATGAGAGAGTTGAGTTCGTTGTCGTTCGTGTACGGCTTGCCCGGCGACCCCAGTATTTCACGGGCGATGAATTTGAGTTCGGGTGGAATGAGAATCTTGGAGGGCTTGACCCGAATGGGGATGCCTTGCGAATCGGGCATCCGCTCGAATTGGTTAATCATCAACTGGATGCCGGTGAACGAGAGGTCAACGTCGGGCGAGGGGCGGTTGGGATACGTGCCGCTCGCGTAGATGACGTTCGAGATGCCCGGCGCGACGTTCGTGGCCGCTGTTCCGCCCAGCAGGGGATGCTGTGTGTTGAACAGGGTAACACCGTCGATGGTGTTGATGGTTGAGAACCCGAGGTTGAAGACGTTCGCCGCGACGATTTCGCGGATGAACTGCGCCGACCGAACGTGCGCCTTCGGCACCTGTTTGATGATGCCATACTGGTCGTCCTCGATAAGCTCCCACGACGCGCGTGAGCCGAGGGCGTAGGCGAGGTGCAAATAGCGCCGCGTGCCGCCCTGAATCATGTCGTCGTAGATGATGGCATCGCCTTCCGGCTTTTCAGGCATGATGCCCGTGCCGGTCAGCTCCACCTCATCCTCGAACGCCTGCGTACTCGTTTCCATATTGAAAATGGTCGAGTACTCCTCCTTGCGCATCTGGAGGTCTAAAAAATGAATGAACCAATGGTGGACACCCGGCGCCAGCGTTTGTGCAAACGTCCCGCGTAGCATCAATTTGTATATTCCTCCTGCTGCGCGTCGGGGCGAACTGTTCCCGAATTTAACTCACGCAACTGTTCGCAGAGTTGGATTCGCTTCTCCATTGTTTCAAGAGGCAGCGCGTTGCCCTGTCCTACATAAGTAGACGCAAGCTCTATTCCCAACTGAACTTGCGGCGCCTTGCGCAGCACGTAGGGTTGAATCTTCTTCAGAAAAACTCCGGCCTTTTTACCCGACCAATTAACTTCGTAACAAGGACGCCGTACACGAGAGTTGTGGTCTTTCAGGTAAGGGCCGTTACCGTCGAACTTCACAGCAATGACCGCCAAGAGTTCTAGGTCAATCTGCGTTATGTTCACCTTGACCGTGGCTCCAGTCTTCCTCGTGTTGAAGCTAACACAACCTTCACCATCGAAGAATCCTGCCAGCCACTCTAGCGTCA